TTGATTTTAAGCAACTCGTTGACTGTCTTGCCCAGCTCATCAGCCAGCGCGATGATTTTTACTTTAGCCATTAGTATCCGCCCTTTCGTTTTGATTGTTGTATCGTCTTGTCCACCCAACGTATGCCGTCGATACAGGCATAGCGTATTACGTCCACAGGGTCTTTCCATGCTTCGTCGCTTCCGCCGTCGCCTGTGTATTCCTGTAAAGCTGTGATGATGTTCTCGCACCTATCCGAGACGTAGAATCGTGGATGGTTGATGCCATCAATCTTGGCCTTACGATTGTAAGCCATCTTGGTTTGAATGGCCTGAATGCCATCCTCAATGTCTAAGCCGGGGGCTGGATTGAACGTGAGTCCGTTGTCTGCCAAGTCCTCGATAATGGAGCTCGCCCCATTCTGCGACTGGTACTTGGCTGCGCCTAAGCGTGGGTCAATGAGCCTGTCTAAGATTTCCTCGCTGTTGTCTTCCTCTAGGCCGACAATCAAATCAACGTAGTCCTTGATACCGTAGCCCAACCCCTTGCTGCCTTTTCCTCCAATCCACTTGCCGCCATGCCACTTGGCCCAATCGCCCACATTAACGTCGGGCCATTCACGATAGACGTAGTAGGTTTCATCAGCATCCACCCCAATCCAGCACATGAACCAGTTCTTACGCCCAGCAGGGTCAAGAATCATGTAGCGTGTTAGGTCGGCAGGAATCTTGTCATGCGGGATGACATTCACCTCACGCGAGAACATGGGGAACCTAGTGGACGCACTCTTGGTAGGAATACCATAGGCGCGTGTAAGGATTTCTTCTTCGGCTCGTCCCTTTAAATCTTGAGCAATGCGCTCATATCCACCAAACGGATTGTCCTTAGAATGGAAATAGATGATGCCGCTATTTCTATTTGCCGAATGCTGAACAAACGGCACGGGCCTGTCATTCAGCAGTTCAGCAACCTTAGTTTCAATTGTTCGTGCTTTCTCCAGATAGTCTCGTACAACTTCTGTGTAGCCGTCAATAGGAGTAAACGTAACAATAATTTTAGCATTCCTTGTAGCAAGGCGGAAGCGAAGAGTAGTGAGCAGCTCAGGGCCAATAAGATACTCGTCACACCAAGCGCCGATGTTAAGCCAAACAGGTTCACGGCTGCCCAGCTCCGCGCCTTCCAAGATGGTGTCGTTGTTGAGGAACTGTGCATAGGTTTTAAAGATGATGTGGCTACGAGTGCCGGGGAGAATCAAACTGCTCTTAGAGAAACCATTCTTGCGTGTGTAGCTAATGTTCTCTTCCGCGCTCAGAGTCTTCTTACGCAGCTCTTCTGGCAAGGCATCATAGATGGCACTCTGTTGCTGACGGATGGACACATCCGCATTCTGGGCAAAGCACATGATGACACTGCCGGGATTTTCCATAGCAGCCTTAACGACAGCCGTAGCTGCCCATGTTGTCTTTGAAGACCGATTGCCGCCGCTTACAAGCAATTCGTTGAACTCCCCTAGCAACTCCTCTGCCTTCTTCCAATGAGGCAGTTTAAACCCATAGCGATAGGGGTCGCGCTGACTATTCTCAATGGCCTGATGGTAGATGTCGAACAGATTGGCTAAAGCCTCTGGCTTCATCCGCGCCATCTCCTCATTCGTAGGAGGAACTAGAATGGGATGCTTCTTCCAAATCATACGTTAGTAGATCATGGATTGTTAGCCATCCAAATTGAAATGTAACGCTGCTTGTCGTCCTCACTAAACGCCGTGCAAGCAATTAGCGCATCCATGAAACTCTTGTGCTTTTTAATGAGACGCTTCTGTGCCAAGATTTTTCTAACGGTGATGTTGCTTCCGTTACGACTAGCCCAAGCATGAGTGAGGTTGTTGCGCCAAATGCCATGCCAACCAAAATTGTTTGCCCAGCACTCAGCCATCTCATGCCACATTTGCTGGATGGTGATTTCCTCGCACTTCTTGGCCCACAACAAAGGCTCTGGCACTTCTCCTGTACCTTCGCTTTCTTTCTTAATGAAAGCCTTCAGGTCTTGGTCGCTTACGGAATACTCAGGCCAGCGGTATCTATCAACCAGCTTGGACAAATGAATCCTCAGCTCTTCGTGTTTCTTTTTTAGTTTCATACGTTGATGGCTTCCTTCTGAAGCGCGGCCCTAGCATCCTCAATGGCCTTCATAGCATCCTCTAGGCTTGGCTTACCCGCCTTATGCTCAATGACCATCTTGTTCTCCCCTAGAGCCTGCATACCCTTATCCACGGCTATACCGTAGGACAGGGCTAAGTCTTTGACGTTCACCTTAGCCAAGGCATCTGGATTGTCTGCCAGCATAGCCATCTTCTGTTTCATCAGAAGCCTAATGCCCTCAGCCATCTCAAAGCCATCAGCCGCTAGTTGCTTCTTCCTAATGTCAATGGCAAGCTCATGCCTAGACTTCACCGAGCTTATTTGATTGAAGCTCCAGCCCGTGCTATCCGCTACCTCTTGCCATGTACTCCCATCCGCCAGAAGCTCTAAACACAGCATAGCCTTAGTTGGCTCTCGCGCTTCTAAGGTACGACTATCCGCTTCCACTATGGAAGTAAGAAAAATCGTGCTCTCTTGCTCTTCAGACATTTGCTATTGTTTAACTAAAAATTAAAAGAAACTCGTAAAAGAAAGGGGGATTAAAAGGGGGTAAGCATTAACTTGTCAAGCTTATTCTGGTCACGAAGCCAATAGTGTAACAAAATCTTGCAGAGTTTGTTACAATAACATAGCTGTACACGTTTCTTAAACATAGATGGAATGTTGCGTTTCCTTTACACTTCCTAACAAATGGGATGATCTGGTAGCTAGTAGGGGGCACCCTTTGGAATATTTTTTTAAGGGTCGATTCTAACCAATTAACAATCCACCACCCCCCACGCAAACGAACCCCCTCCCCCCCTGTGGGTATGGTGGGCGTTTGGTAGGCGTTTGATCGTGTCTTGTTGTGTCTAGTCTGTCTAGCTATCTGCAAACAAGTACACAATAAGACTATTACAAGCGTTTATCAGTAAGGAAACGGCGTCAGGCTATCGCGTGAAGCGTTTATCGTAAGGGAGAGGGAATGGATTCTGGCAGGTTGAGGTTCGGTTAGGTTGGTTTGGGTTCGGTTAGGTTCCGGCTTTCTGTTTTCGCGTTTCGAGAAAATGGAAAATGCGGCTAGCTTTGGCCTCTAGTGCTTCCCGTGTCTCCCTTCCTTTGCTTCCTACTGTTAGGGGATGAAGGGGCCGCCGATTGCTTTTCCTTTCCCTGTGCGTCTATTCCCTTGTTTACTTCGTTGAGTGTTTAGGAGGCGCGAATTTTAATTGCTTAGTGTTTAGAGTAGTTACAAAATCTTTTACGATTTTTGTTGAGTTTCTAAAACGTATCTACAACATTGTTCCCATCGGAGCGAAAACCGCGACGAAACAAATAAACAAAAAAAATATGCAAAACGAAGAAAGGAAAGACGTTTACTCGATTATCACGGAGCGCATTGTTTCCCAATTGGAAGCGGGGACGGTGCCTTGGCGCAAACCTTGGAAGGCGCAAAACGGCGGAAACCCCGCTAACTTTGGTAGCCGCAAAACCTATCGGGGCATCAATTGGTTTCTGCTATCGTTTGCCCCTTATTCGTGCCCCTTTTGGCTAACTTATAAGCAAGCCGCTGAATTAAACGGAACAGTCCGCAAGGGCGAAAAGGGCACGCCGGTAGTTTTTTGGAATTGGGTTGACAGCAAAACGGAGAAAGACGCCAACGGCAAACCAAAGCGCGTCCCCTTTCTTAAATACTACACCGTTTTCAACGTTGAACAATGCGAGGGCATCACGTGGACGGCGGAAAAGATTGAGGGCACGGAGTTTAACCCCGTAACAGAGGCGGAAAAGATTGTTTCCAATATGCCAAGGGCGCCAAAATTGGGGCATGGCGGGGACAGAGCATATTATCGCCCATCAACTGACAGCGTACAAATGCCATTGGCTGAAACGTTTGACACGGCGGGGAACTATTATTCCACACTATTCCATGAGTTGACGCACGCAACGGGGCATGAAAGCCGCCTCAATCGGAAAGGCGTTGCAGAGGTTGCGGGGTTTGGCTCTGAAACCTACGCGAAAGAGGAACTAGTCGCGGAAATGGGCGCGGCTTTCCTTTGCGCGTTTTCGGGGATTGAAAACACGATTCCCGCTTCCGCCTCTTATATTCAGGCTTGGCTTGGAAAACTAAAGGAAGATGCCAAGCTAGTAGTTTATGCAGCGGCGCAAGCGCAGAAAGCCGCCGACTTTATCCTTGGAAAGATGGAAGAAACGCACGCCGAGTAATTAACCCTTAAAACCCAACCCCTTGCCCTGCGTCTCTTAGTTGAGCGCGGGGATGAGGCATTGAAAGAGGGCGCGTTTGCCCTCTTAAACACACTAAAAACAAAATGAATACACAAAAACACACACCGGGGCCTTGGACTATTGAAAATTGCAGAAATGAAGACGGGAGCAAATTCCTTTCAATTAATGGGCAAGGGCCGTGGGGCTCTTGGCTTGCGGATATTCAGGCGGGAAACATTAACGGGAAACCTGCCGACATTGGGCCATTACATTTAGCTAACGCCCATTTGATTGCCGCCGCGCCTGAATTGCTGGAAATCGTCAAAGCCTACCGCAATTTACTGCGCACAATGGCAAGCACCGAGGGCGAACTTGCGACCTTCGCGCATATTGAAAGCGTGTTAGCCAAAGCGGAGGGAAAGGCATGAAACG